AAGATGCTACAAAATTAGGAAATTGGAAAAAAGCTTTAAAAGGAAAGGGAAACAGAATGAAATGTTCTAATGCTGTTCGCGATTATTTGGATGAAAATTTGCCGAATTGGAGAATTGTAATTGATTTAGATAAAAAAGCAATGGAAGATGCTAAAAATATTGTTGAAAGAGCAAAAGAAAGAGTTAAAAATGATGGACATTTATTACCAAGAGCAATAAGCAATCTAAATAGAACAACACCAGAATTAGAACAAGAATTTAAAGATGCAAATAAATTACAATCTTGGAAGAGTGCATTAAAAGGAAAGGGTCACGCGATATGTCCTAACAAAGTTCGTGACTATTTAGATGAAAATTTTCCGGATTGGAGAACTGAGTTAAATGAAAAAGCAATTGAAGATGCTAAAAATATAGTTGAAAGAGCAAATGAAAGAGTTCAAAATGGTAAAAAATTATTACCAAGAGCAATAAGCAATCTAAATAGAACAACACCAGAATTAGAACAAGAATTTAAAGATGCTATAAAATTAGGTCATTGGAAAAGTGCTTTAAAAGGAAGTAAAAATTCAATATGTTCTAATGAAGTGCGGGATTATTTAGATGTAAATTTACCTGATTGGAGAACTGAGACTGATTTAGATAAAAAAGCAATTGAAGATGCTAAAAATATTGTAGAAAGAGCAAATGAAAGAGTAAAAAATGGTTTTAGATTATTACCAAGAGAAATATATAAAAAAGAAAACAGAAATACTCAAGAATTAGAACAAGAACATAAAGATTCTAAAAAATTAGGAATGTGGAAAGAGGCATTAAAAGGAATATGCAGTTGTAAATGTTCTAACGAAGTGCGTGACTATTTAGATAAAAATTTACAAGATTGGAGAACAGAAATTGATTTTGATAAAAAAGCAATCGAATTTGCTAAAAATATTGTTGACCGTGCAAAAGAAAGAGTTAAAAATGGTGGAAAATTAGTACCAAGTGAGATTAGAAAAAAGGAAAATAGAACAACACCAGAATTAGAACAAGAATTTAAAGATGCTATAAAATTAGGTCATTGGAAAAGTGCTTTAAAAAAAAAAAGGAGGGGTATATGCTCTAACGTTGTACGTGACTATTTAGATGAAAATCTGCCTGGATGGCGTGTAATTGACGACGAAACTATAAAGATGAATTCATCTTCATCAAGTTCTTCAGAAGAATCTGAAGAAGAAATAATTATAAAACCTAAAAAGAAGTCAATGAAGCTTGCGAAACCATCTATAAAAAAAGAAACAACTGAACAAAGACGCGAACGCACAAAATCTGAACTTTCACTCTTGCACCAGCGATACAAAACAATGAAATCTGAAAATCTTAAAAATGAGTTTCAAGAAAATCCTGATTTATGGCACCAATACCACGCCATTTCCGAAGAAAACGAAAAATCATTTCCGGAAGAAAGTATTCCAAGAAACTGTATCATTCAAGATCTTGACAAAATTAAAACAAAACGGAATAAGCTAGTTGTAGATATGGGTTGTGGAAAAGCACAGATTGCCGACTATTTTGCGAATGATTTAAGATTCCGTTTTATTAATTACGATCATGTTTCTTCCAAAGAAAATGTTGAGGTTCAAGATATTTCAAAAGTGCCATTAGGAGAAAATGATGTAGAAATTTGTATACTATGTTTGGCTATGTGGGGGTCAAATTGTGAAGATTATATAACAGAAGCGTATCGTATCTTAGAAAGCGGTGGAAACTTGTATATTATTGAAGCAACAAAACGTTGGTCTGAAAAAGATGAAAATGGAATAGTCATTGCAGGACAAGAAGGAAATAAATTAAAGACATTATTAGAAACAAATGGTTTTAAAATTGTATGTGAAAAAATAGAAAAATTTAGTTATTTTAAGTGCACTAAATAAAAATAAAAACAAAAATAAAAAATATAAAATTATGTAAATATTTTTCATTTTCTGGATTTCTTGGATTTTCTAGATTTTCTGGATTTCTTAGATTTTCTAGATTTTCTAGATTTTCTGGATTTCTTAGATTTTCTATATCTTTTTGTTTTTCTTCCACCATAACTAGTAATAATGCTTTTAATTTCTGGGTTATTTTCATAGTCTAACTCGCTATCTGTAAGAGGATTTTTACTATAGTATAAATTATCACTAAATGATGCATCATTAATGTATCCATCCCCTGTTTTTTCAAATTCATAATATGCGGTTTTGTTTCCACTATTGTCTTCATAAATAGTTTCTTTTCTAAAAACCCCTAAAGGTTGAAGTTTTTTTACACCAGGAATTAAACGGTAATAATAATTTTGATCTTTTTTTTCAGCTTCACGAAAAAATGTGCTTCTAGGATCTATGTCGAAATATTTCATTTCTCCCTTAGGAACAGCTGCTAACATATATAATATGGATATTAAAAAGCGGGACGTCGTTCTTTAAGTCCTTTTTTAATGTATTTAATTTACAACTTAAAGAGATAAGTTCTAAACATTAACTGACTTATATGAGCCGACAGCCACTTGGCCTACGACCTCTGTCTTCGTGACCTTACTAATAGGAGTATATATAACAGTACATTCTTTTTGAGTTTTAGCCTTTGAATTAATTTTACAGAGATATGCACATCGTTTGATTACTTGTTTCGGTATATCTCGCATTTTGGCTTCATTTTTTAGTATAACGTGACATGACGGTTCGCCATCAACATGGAACCATACATCAGAGTCAAAAGAATCGTCTATTATACGAAAGTTGTCTGCCTTATTTTTACCAATAATAATAGTATATTCATTTGAATCGTGAACAAACAGCTCGGACTTCATTGTTAAATAATAGATATTGATATAATAATTATAGTTGTTATTTTATCAATTTTTTATTTAAATCGTTTAAACCCTACTACTGACTGCATTTCTCTTTTGAAATCTTTACCTCGGGTTCTATTTGGAATATTTCTTATAGCCTGATTTATTCTATTTACGTGATTGACTCTTCTATTAATCAATGCAGTTTTTGCTTCAGTATGAATTATTCTCTCATTTACAATAATACCGTTGGATATATTAGATGCTATTTCTTGTCGTTTTATACTACACGCTTTACATCCGCATCCTTCATCAATATAATGATCCGATTGTACATAATCTATATGATAATTATTGCTTGTTATGTCTTCATAAATATTATATTCTTCTGATGTATAACTATTTCTTATGTCTGTGCTTTTAAAAAGCCATTGATTATAATAGTTTTGTATTTCTTCACTTGAATAGTAATAATTAAAATACTTGCAACACATAATATCATCTAATAAATTTTTGGGTATTTTATAATGTAACTTAAACAAATTATATAGATCCTTTATTGGTTTGTTAGTGCTCTCATAGTCTTTAACTATGCAAATATGGAATCCAAATATATTTGATAGAATTTTACCCCACATAGTAGAGTCGTTTAAACGTAGAGATATGTATGTAATATCATTATTTTTAACTAACAAATAATGTTTTATATTATCAAATTGTAAAGGAATATTAATATCATATTTATCTATGAAATGATCACCTAAACCTATATGAGGAAAAATATCATTAAATCTTTTTATAACTTTACTAATATCATATGTATTTATAATTTCATCTGAAGCATTAAAATGATATGTTCCTATCTTTTCAAAAAATGTAGATATTTTTCTCTCTATTGGGCTACGATATATATTTATAACATATACATTTCTCCCTAGATATTTATTAAATAAAATAACTTCATTAATTGTAATGTCTTCAATATGACATAATACTCGCAACATATCTTCGCTGTGAATATGAATAATATCAAGGTAATTCATTCCAAAAATTCTTAATGAACTAACAATAGAAGTAGATCCTACTTTTGGACAAGAATAAACAAAGACTAATCTACTATTTTTAGTAGTGTTTATATTTAACAATTCATTTGCTTTCGTTAGTAATTTAAATTTATCTGGATTTTTAATAAAATCGAAAACATTTGAATTATATATTGCTTCGGTCATAAAATATTGATATATTAATATTTAAAAATATAAACACATCTTAAGTATGTCAAAAAAGTTACCAAATGTTCATGCGATTCTGGCGGTAGACAGTAATAACGGTTTAGCTAAAGATGGTAAAATTCCTTGGAAAAGCAAAAAGGATCTACAATTTTTTAAAACACAAACAACAGCCAATGTGGTTATAATGGGTTCAAAAACACTATTATCACTTCCAAAGAGGGAACCTTTACCAAATAGAATGAATATAGTAGTAACTAACAACTATGAAAAGTATTATAAAATGTACGAATCATTTAAAAATGTTTGTTTTGTTAATTCTGAACAAGTAATAGATTTAATAAATAACTGTTACAAACATAAGATAATATTTATAATTGGTGGAAACCAAATTTACAATTTATTATTGCCCTATTGTTCGACAGTTTGGTTAACAAAAATCAAATCAAACTATAAATGTGACTTGATTTTTAATTATGAGTTATCGATTTTAAAAAAAGATATTATTTATACAGACGAAGAAATAGAGATTATGCGTTTAGATTTGGAGATTTATTAGAGTAAAAATGTTTATTCATATATTTTTGTATGTTGAAATAAGTGAGATCATTTAATTCATCATCCTGGATTCCCAAAAGGGTTTTTAGTTTCTGATCTGGAACTATCTTATTTTTAGAATCTTCTCCTTGTTCTAATAAATTATTGGTTTTAATGTAACTTACCAATGCTTTCGTAACTTCCGTTCTAGCTATTTCATAGCCCTCTGGTTTATCCATAAAATCGCATAATTCCTTAGTTACTTTTGTAGGTTTAGCGAATCCAGAGGGTGCCCTTTTAGTCTTTTGTTTATCCTTTTTCTTATCCTTTTTAATGTTTTTTAATTCTTTTCTGACATTCTTTTCAACAGTTTTTACTTGTTGTTGAAGAGTGCTTATTTGCATCTTAAAAAGTGTCAAACTATCATTTATAGTTGTGAATTGTTCTAAAATTGCATTTAAAGACTCAGAAGAATTATCGTGTATAACTTGATCATCGCTCATTATATATACTACATATTTGTAGTATAGTTTTAAATCATTTTAAATATAATTATTAATAATGTAGTATAATGTAGTAAATGGTTTATAAGTATTTGAAATAATTATAAATCTAAAAATGTTAAATATTCATATCGATAGATTAATTTAAATAGATGGATTAGCACTGGGTCTAGAGGGACGTCCGCGGCCTCTTCCAGATGAAGTTCTATTTAATTGGGTTGTAGTTGTTCTGGGAGTTTCTTTAGAAACATAATTCCACTCTTTTTCCTTTTCTTCTTCTTTTCTTACTCTAACAGATCGAGGCATCTTTACGGGCTCTGAGGTTTCAGTATTAGTTGTTCTATATTGTGTACGAGACGATCGTAAGTCGTGTCTAGTCTCACACATCAACTTGCCGCCCTTAATTCCCGAAACTTCTCCTGCTTGATATTCGTGATTTCCAGTTTTAGTATCAGACAAACTAAACTCAATATATTCGCCTTGCACCAAGTATTTATATTGTTCATCTTCCACTTTAATAGAACTATGATGCACAAACACATCACTTCCTGATTTAGGCCCATCCGTTACAGTAATAAACCCATAACCAGCCTTATTATTAAACCACTTTACGCGACCAGTAAATCTCTCCGATGAATATACCGGAGCGGATGATGAAACAGAAGCAGAATCACTTGACATTTCTTTATAATATATTATATGGTATGTCTTTATATTATTTTGAATAAAATAATATTTGTTATCCTGATTTATTTATTCCAATCATATTTGCCATCATTAACATAATTATTTTCATTAAATACTTTAACCATAATATCAATAATATAAGTATAATCGGGAGTTTCATCAAAATTCATATTGCGAAGATAATGTAATATAATTTTTATAAATGTGGGAACCTCTTCAATATTAATAATGTTATTTTTTAACAAATACATATTGGTATTATTCTTATCAAACCATTCTAGCTTACCGAGAAACATATTTAAAATAATATAAATACACGACTCCAAATCATCTCTTCTACTGGGTTCAATACCATTATGAACATTTAAACTAACAAAATTAGGAGATCCAATTAATTTAGATTCTCGGTTTTCTGGTATATGTTTACCATTATGATTAAATCTTTTAGTAAACCCAAAATCCACTAAATACAATTTGTTAGTTTCTTTCCCTAGTCCGAACAAAAAATTATCAGGTTTAATGTCTCGATGTAATAGATGTTTATCGTGAAGTATTTGTATTCTTTTAATGATTTGTATTCCTAACATTAGTACAGTTTTTAATGAAAAGGATTTATAATAATTTATCATTTCAGACAAAGAATTGCCTAACAGATCCATTACTAAGTAAGTATTTTCCCCACTGGTTCCGAACCATTTTAATTGAGGAAATCCGTCTAGTTTTCCGAGATATTGATATACTTTAGCTTCATTTTTAAGAGTTTTTAAAACATAATCTTTTGGTTCAAATTTTATGGCGACCAATTCATTTGTCCAAGTATTTTGACATCTAAAAACAGTGCCAAATTTGCCTGCTTTTATTTTTTCTATTATTTTGTATTTATTAATAATCATATTGTTAGTATTATTACTCATTATATCTATAACTTATTTTAATAAAATATAATTTTATTAATATATTTTATCTTTAATATATATGACTAAAATATTATTTATAATAATTGTATTGCTAATTGCCATTGTTAGTATGATCTTGTTGAAAATGTATTTTAAAGACGCATTAAAAAATAAAAATAAAGATAAAGATAATATGTGTAATTCAAAGGGATGTCCGGTTACAAAAACCCAAAATGAAATATATAAATTACACGTAGAATATAAACCGAATAGAGATCAAAATCATATGATATCTCATAATACAGAAAGTGGAAATTATTTTTATAAAACAAAAGGACCTTCAAATATTTTTATAATTAGGCACGGAGAAAAAATAAAATCAAAAACAGGATTGGATTGTAATGGTATTTTACGTTCTACATTTATTCCACAATTAGTAGATGATTTAAATAAAACTAACTTTGGTATACACTGTATAGTTACACCATATGAATATTCTAGTATGCATCCTCAACAAACAGTAATGTTAACTTCTTGGTTATATAATATTCCGATGTTTATGTACGGAAATATAAATGAAACCAAAGTTGCAGTGAACACAGTATTTACAAATCCATATTTTGAAGGTAAAACAGTTTTATTTTGTTGGGAACATACGTGTATACAGGGGTTGTTAAAAAATATAGTTGATATAGGAGCAAAAGTTAAAGGTATAAATAATTATGTATTCAAAAATCCAGAAGGAACAACAGGTCTCCCGTACTGGGATAGTAACAACTATAAATCAATATATCATTTTGATGAAAAATTAAGTTTCGAAGTACTTGAAGAAAGTTTAACTACCTGTTATAAGGAAGAAACCAATGAAATTATATATGGAAAAAAGCAAAAATGTAAGGCATCTAAAAAGTAATTGAAGTAGCAAGGGGGGTGGTCTTTAAGTCCATTTAAATAATATATATGAAAACTACTTAAAGAGAAGACGCCATATTATAATCATAATGGTTAAAATTTGTTCCAACGCATATCCCGTGTCAGATGAAGTCAAGTATTCTGAATATTTTGAAAAGTACCCTTTTCCTTTGAGTTCTTTTCAAAAATACGCAATTGAATCAATTGTCGAAGGTCATCACATTCTCGTAACAGCACATACTGGTTCCGGTAAAACGTTGCCTGCTGAATTTGCTATTGAACATTTTGCTTCTTTAAAAAAGAAGGTTATTTACACATCGCCGATCAAAGCATTATCTAATCAGAAATTCTATGAGTTCACCAAAAAATTCCCACATATTTCATTCGGCATCCTTACTGGAGACATTAAAACAAATCCAGAAGCCGATGTGCTTATTATGACTACTGAAATCTTAATGAATACGCTTTATGCTAAAAATCGCAAACTCGATACCAATAGTGTTATTAAAGCTTCTCCAAGTTTAACTATGTTTGAAATGGACTTTGAAAACGAATTAGCTTGCGTTGTATTTGACGAAATTCATTATATTAATGATAAAGATCGAGGGAGAGTTTGGGAAGAAACTATTATGATGTTGCCTCGTCATGTACAAATGGTTATGCTTTCTGCTACTCTTGATTCTCCTGAAAAATTTGCTCTTTGGTGTGAAACAAGAGGTGAAACAAGAGGCGAAGAAAACGACATAAAACCAGACAAGAGTGTATACTTAACCACTACATACGAACGAGTTGTTCCATTAACACATTATTCGTTTATTACTTGTACTCAAGGTATATTTAAGGTATTAAAGGATAAGGAATTAGAAAAGGAAATTATGAAAGTCACCAATACGCTTCACGTTTTACAGGACGCAAAAGGCAACTTTAACGAGACTAATTACATTCGTATTCACAAAACCCTTAAAGTTTTCCAAGACAAAAGCCACTACGTTAAGAGACAGCACGTTCTTAATACAGTTTCAAAACATATGGTTGAACATAATATGTTGCCTGCTATTTGCTTTGTTCTAAGCCGTAAAGCTTTGGAACAATGTGCCAAAGAAATTACTACACCATTATTGGAAGACGACTCCAAAGTTCCTTATATCGTTCGACGTGAATGCGAACAAATTATACGAAAATTACCAAATTACCAAGAATATCTAAATCTTCCAGAATACTTGAATATGGTTTCTCTTTTGGAAAAAGGCGTTGCAATTCATCACGCTGGAATAATGCCTATTTTAAGAGAAATGGTTGAACTATTATTTGCTAAAGGTTACATTAAGCTGTTATTCGCTACAGAGACATTTGCAGTCGGAATAAATATGCCAACTAAAACCGTTTTATTCACAGATGTTACTAAGTTTGATGGATCCGGGCCCAGACCATTTTACTCTCACGAATATACTCAAATGGCTGGCAGAGCCGGTCGTCGTGGAATTGACACAGTTGGTCACGTTATTCATCTTACCAACTTATTTCATAGTTCTGACCAAACAACGCTTAAAACTATGATGAAAGGTAAACCACAAACCCTCGTGTCAAAGTTTAAAATTTCATATAACTTGCTTCTGAATTTGATTGATATTGGAGAAACAGATTATACAAAATACGCAAAACGAAGTATGATTCAAAATGATATTGATGTTTCTATGAAAGGGTATTATGATAATATTGCTAAGCTACAAGGAGAAATAGATAATATGTCTATTGTATTAAATAGTTGTAGAACTCCTATTCAAGTTGTTCAAGAATTCATAGATCTAAATCAAAAAAGACTTGTTAGTGTCAACAAGAAGAGGAAAGATATAGACAGAAATATTCAAAATATTTTAGATCAACATATAAATGTAGAAAAAGATGTAGATGTTGTTTCAAAATATACATTAAAGTGCGATGAAATGAAACAATTATATTCTGAACTAGTTTCTACAGAAAACACATTGAATACAAATGTTACTAAAGTTATTAATTTGTTAACTGAAACAGGGTTTATTGTAAAAGAAACAGATAAAAATGTGTTGTCATTGAAAGGGCATATTGCTACCCATTTAAGAGAAATACATTGTTTGGTATTTGCTGACTTAATTGAAAAAGGAAAATTTAAAAGATTTGAAGCAAAGGAACTAGTTGGCATTTTAAGTTGTTTTACAAACATAACCGTACCTGAAGAAAAACGCGCTGTTTTACCTCTTTCTGATTATAGTAATGTCAAAGAATGTATTGCCGAAATTTATGATATGTATCAAAAGAAATCAGATCTTGAAGTATATAATAAAATAGACACAGGTATAGATTACAATATACATTTTGATCTTATAGACTATGTAATAAGATGGTGTGACTGTGAGTCTGATACTGACTGTAAAATATTAATAAACGAGATTTCATTGAATAAAGAAATATTTTTAGGAGAATTTGTAAAGGCAATTTTGAAGATTAATAATATAACATCCGAAATGGAAAAAGTCGCCGAATTATTAGGGGATATGGAGCTATTATCTATTCTTGGAAAAGTGCCTAATCTAACATTAAAATATGTAGCAACCAACCAATCCCTTTATGTGTAACAAATTATTATAAAATTATATGTATATATGGCTGATGTAGATGTTGTTACTTACACATTTTTGTTTAATATTTTAATGGTGATAGTATTTTCGATAATTTATGCTTCGATAGAAAAACATAATTTTGAGCCATTAAATCCAAAGGATGAACTAACATATTTTGATTATTTGTTTTATGCAGTGACAATACAGTCTGGTATTGGACTTCCAGACGTAACTGCTTTAACAGATTTAGCAAAATTTTTGGCATTAATTCAACAACTTATTTTAATGGGAAGTTCGTTTATTTTGATCCGATTATTCTTTAAAAATAGAAAATAATTTATTTATGAATAAATATTAAATATTTATTTATAAATTATAAATAATGGACAAAAAAACTATAAGGCATAAATTATGTAATGATTTTCCCTCTGTTTACATAAGAGATATAAATACAGCTTTAACGATAAATAAATATAGTTATGTTGGTTCCTATTATTATTTAGAAGAACAAATAAAATCAAACGGTTTAGTATTAAAAAAGAAGCCCTTAAAGAAAAAAGACATTGACAGCGATATACTCACAAAATTTGAAACACTTTTTAATTCAGTTAAATCAACAATTGAATGTAGTTGTTGTTGTGATGATAAGCCTATTGAAGATTTTGGTCAATGTACGGATGGTCATTTAATTTGTAAAAAATGTATAAAAACACACGCTGAGAACACTATTTACCAGCAATTGTCTTGTAAAATAAACTGTATCGATTGTAATGCCAAATGTTTTGGAGAGTTTGATGAAGATACGCTAACAATAATTTTAGAGCCACGTGTTTTAAGTGAATATAAAAACTTGAAGAAAATAACAGAAATAAAGGAACTGTGTATAGACGATATAAATATAAAATTGTGCCAACACTGTGGAGCCGGAACAGATATAGGAAATATAGAACAGTATTTGTTAGTTTGTATGGAATGTTTTAAGGATACTTGTTTAAAATGTAATCAAGTGGATCATCCTGGAAAGCCTTGTCATTCACTTGGAAACATAGTTCAAAACAAGCGCCAGGAAATAGAAGATAAAATGACAGAAGCATTAATAGTCAAGTGTAATAAGTGTAACACTAGTATATTTAAAAATGAAGGCTGTAATAAGGTTACGTGTGTTTGTGGTACTCACAATTGTTACATTTGCAAGGAAACTATTACAAAGGCGGTTGGTTATTCGCATTTTTGTAGAGAACACAATTGTAAAAAGAATAATGGGTCTAAATGCGATATGTGTCATTTATGGGAACAAAATACGAAAAATCGGGTTCTAAATGCAGTAAAAGATGAGTACACAGATGAGACAAAAAAGTTAATAGATGGACTTCTTTAAGTTGCAATAATTATATTATATGTTTTTTATCTAGTAAACATATATTATTTGGCATTAGACCATTTATCGTAATAAAAAATACAGTTTATATTTTGGTATTTTTTTCAGTAACAAAGTTAAAACAAAAGTCCAAAAGGGTTTTGAATTTTGGACATTTATAAATGTCCATTTTTGGAAATCCGAAAAAAGTCTTGAAAAAGGTCACTTTTTTTGGACTTTGTGACCATAATGCTCTAAAAATCAAAAATTATTGTTTTTGTGATGTGAGCATAATTTTTTGTATATTTTTTAGAAAAAAGGTTTAGGAACTTTTTCTGTTGCTAATATATCAACAAATGGCAATGTTTTTAGTTCCAAAAAGTTCCGAAACATATTTTTGCGAAAAATGTGACTATAAAACATCACGTAATAGCCAATATCAACGACATTTGTTAACAGCAAAACATAAACAACAACAATTAGCAACAAATTTAGGTCCAAAAGGTTCTACTTGGTTTACGTGTAATTGCGGTAAAGAATTTAAGGATCGTTCGGGACTGTGGCGACATAGTAAAAAATGTCCAGTTAATGAAAAAGATGAACCAATAACAAAAGAGCTTGTTATGCAATTAATTAAACAAAACCAAAATTTACAAGATATGTTACATGAACAACATAATAAGATGTTTGAATTAGCTAAGGAAGGAAAATATATAACTAACAATACAACTAATAATAAAACATTTAATCTGCAGGTTTATTTGAACGAAACATGTAAAGATGCGATTAATTTAACTGATTTTGTTGATTCAATTAAAGTACAAATTAAGGATCTAGAAAAAGTAGGAGAAAAGGGATATGCTGAAGGAATATCTGAAATATTTATAAATAATTTACAACAATTAAATACACATTCAAGGCCAATTCATTGCTCAGATTCTAAAAGAGAAACACTATATATTAAAGATGAAAATCAATGGAACAAAGATGATGAAGACAAAACAAATTTAACAAAAGCAATTAAACAAGTCGCTAATAAAAATATTAAACAAATAAGCGAATGGCAAAAAATTAATCCGAAATATAATGATCCAGAATCAAAACAAAATGATAAATACATGCAAATTGTATTGAATTCGATGTCAGGTTCCACTAATGAAGAAGCAACTAAAAACTATGAAAAAATAATAAAAAATGTTATAAAAGAAACGATTATTGACAAGTGTAATTAATTGTTACCTTAATACATCACAAAAACAACTGTTATATTTTGGTAGTGTTTTTCAGTAACAAAGTTTTTACAAAAGTCCAAAAGGGTTTTGGATTTTGGACATTTATAAATGTCCATTTTTGGGAATCCGAAAAAAGTCTTGAAAAAGGTCGCTTTTTTTCAGGTTTCTGAGCATAATGCTCTAAAAATCAAAAATTATTATTTTTGTGATGTGAGCATAATTTTTTGTATATTTTTTAGAAAAAAGGTTTAGAAGTTTTTTTGTAAACATATTTATATTGTAAATGTTGACATTTTTTACATCAAATACTCCAATACAATTCGTTTGTGAATTTTGTGACTTTAAATGCTGTAAAAAGGGAGACTGGAATAGACACTTATTGACAGCAAAACATAAAAATATTGACATTTTAGTGAAAAATGTTGACGACACTACATCAAAAAAACATCACACGTGTTTGTGTGGAAAAGAATACCAACATAGACAAAGTTTATCAATCCATAAAAAAAAGTGCTCTAAGATTGTTTCAACAGACGACCCAACTGAAATAACATATGAAGGGCATATTTCAAATGAAACTACTGAAATTCTTGCTCTTTTTAAGGAACAATTGAATGAAAATAAAGAATTACGAAAAATGCTTATTGAACAAAACAAACAATTATATGAAACAAATAATAAATTACTGTTAATTGCAAAAGAAAGAGGCCAGATAATTAACAACAATAACTGTAACAATAAAACATTTAATCTTCAGGTTTATTTGAACGAAACATGTAAAGATGCGATTAATTTAACTGATTTCGTTGATTCAATTAAAGTACAAATCAAGGATCTAGAAAAGGTAGGGGAAAAAGGATATGCTGAAGGAATATCCGAAATATTTATTAACAATTTACAGCAACTAAATACACATTCAAGGCCAATTCATTGCTCAGATTCTAAAAGAGAAACTTTGTATATTAAAGATGAAAATCAATGGAATAAAGATGATGAAGATAAAACAAATTTAACAAAAGCAATTAAACAAGTAGCAAATAAGAATATTAAACAAATAAGTGAATGGCAAAAAATTAATCCGAAATATAATGATCCAGAATCAAAGCAAAATGATAAATACATGAAAATTGTCTTAAATTCGATGTCAGGTTCAACGAATGAAGAAGCAAATAAAAACTACGAAAAAATAATAAAAAATGTTATAAAAGAAACGATTATTGACAAGTGTAATTAATAGATAAACAAGTATAAAAAATTAGAAAAATTATAATATTTATTAAATAGTATAATTTCTTTTTTCAACTAACAAATAATATATTAAGTATTTGAGTAGCGTCATTCAAAAAAATCAAAATAGAATTATTAAACAGAATTTAAGGCCATACCTCAACTACCACCCATCATAAAATCACTGCGTTTAGGTGGTTTAATTGCCATTGCTCAGCCTCCTTTCATATATCTTCTTTTGGAGCGAGTTTTTCTGTTATTTCTTCTAGACTTAGTTCTAGATCTAGTTCTAGTTTGTTTAAATTTTCTTGCAGCCATATACAATATATAAATATTATTTTTATATTATACACATTATCTGTTTACACTATTAAAATTTAAATAAAGTAACAATTAACCCCACATAGACCGCATCTCAGAATATGTCATACGTCTACCAATTTTAGATTCAAATTCTTTAGCACCGGCTATCATTGGCTCCAATAAAATAGAAAGATCATTCGTTTTAACAGATTCATTTAATAGAGAAATGCCTTCTTGTAAAGATTTAGGATTAACTTTTTGTTCTAAATCTTTCATAACAGTTTCAAGGTCGTTTTTATTTACATTAGTCGATGTATTGTTGTCCATTTCTAAACAGTATAATTTAATCTTTAAGTTAATTTATTAAGTGATTTGTAGGCGTATCTTCTTTTTGAAGCGTTCTTCATCACTAAATAAAAATAGTTTATATTGTCGTTTTTCATAATTTTCAAGATTATCTCTTACTGTGATTCGGGAAGATAATCGTAATTCAGGTAAATAAACTATATATTGAAAAAGTCCATCATTCCTAACAATCTTATCGAAACAATAACCAGTGTATATTTTTTCAAGAGTAGCCGGTTTATTGTAACAAAGATCTAGTAAGTTACAATCAGTCTGGACTTTTTTTATTGCACGCATAGTAACATTAATATAGTCAAGTTGTTCGATCCATTTTTGATAAAAATCAATAGCATCTTGAGATAATGTTATTAATCCGTGATTGAGCTGGAATTGCATCATATTAAGTAGATCGACAAGACGTCGAATAGGAGATGTAATGTGAATATATGCGTCCATTTCGAGTATTTCGTGTCTCATAAGTTTAATTCTATCTTCTACTTGAATTGTGTTAACATCAATATATTGACCGCAAACGCTATTCCAGTTTTTAATGAATTGATTAACATCATCTGGTAAGTTGTCAGGCAAAGAAACAGGATTTTTAATAATTGTAGAACGAAAAATGCCATTGTTAGATTTGAGCATTTCTTGAGCACAATAATAATTCATAAGGATCATTAAGTAGCCGACAACTTCGTGGCTATTGCGAACATTGTTCATATATTTATATTTACAAGACATTTGTTTAGCGGTCTCTAAAAGAAAGTTGTAAGTAGGGTCATTTAGAAGCATAGGTTCTTCATATGTAAAATTTTTGAAAACTTTAATGACACAGTTAGAATAGTTAACAGATAAAATATTAGTATCTTTATCAAGCATAATATCAATAACAAAGGCAAAACGTCGGACATTCTCTTGTAAAGAGCATAAACAATCGGATAAAATAGTGGGCAACATAGGTCTTTTGCGATCAGGGAGATAAATAGTGGAAATGCGTTGGGAGAAGCTGGACCAAAGATTTAGGAAATCCATCCAAATAGTAACATTGGCAATATAAATACTAACCAGTGTTTGATCATTATCTAGTTTCCTAATGCTGAAACCATCATCATAATCAAGACTGGATGCAGGGTCAATAGTGAACGTTTTCCAGGAACAGCGGTCTTCAATCTGTTTATATTTTTTACAAACGCTGGTAATGAATGCATCGTGTACTTCGGCTTTTTCACTACAAGTAGTGTAATCTTTTACGGCCTTGGAAGCAGCTTTATTGAATTTTTGCATAGATGTATTTAGACTTTTGCAGTAAAGTTGATACTCATAAAAGTTGTCAATAACATCAACAGGGCCAATATTTTGAGACAAAACGGCGTGAGGATGTTTATCGTCCCATTCTTTGAATCGAATAGTAACATAGAGATTTGTAAAAACCTTAGAAAATCCTAGTTGCTTGATTTCATAAGGTACCAAAAAAATGGGTATACGCGAGTCATCTGGAACACATTTGTAAAGCAATTTGCCTTCTTTACAAATGTGTTTATCGTTTATTTTTTTCTCTCTGCCATATGTTTTATTATCAGCAAGCATAAGAACAGCTGGAATATTTTCAGTATCTCGCATATTTGAATAAACAATATCTAGTTTACCATCGGTATAAGTAAAAATATCATTCGTAAAAATTTTGTGGTCTGTCGGATTAAAATTGTCTAAGTTTAATTGTTCCATTGTTGTAGCGTTAAATGTAGTCCAAGAACCGTAGTTCCGGTTATCAATATGTATCTTATATAAATTCATATTATATATGATGTTATATCTTTAAGCAGTTTCTATAATGTATTTACGCCCTTAATTACTTTATAAAGTAAATAATCCTGGGTATTTTGCGTTTAATGCCTCTAAATTTCGTTTACGTAATTCTTTATTTTCTTGTATATTTCCAGTTTCAAAACTATAAGCACAATCTTCTATTTTTAAACCTCTTACATTTGGTAAAAAATATAAAGCAGGTAAAAATATAGTAACCGCCTGATAATGTCCATAATTTATATTACCTTTACCGACATACTTCCAAAATTCGTCAACGCTTATATTTTTATTTACAACAAGAGGAGTATAACTAGGTCCATACTGACTAACAGCTCCACTATTATATTGAAGTAGCTTATATCCAATTTGAATCGTCATATTAGCTTCTAATTCAGTAATTTTTTGCTCTAAAGCTTCGAATTTTGAATTCATAAAATCTTTTGTATCAGGGTCATCTAAATCACCGCCTCTCATTTTCAAAGTTCTTCTTTTGCGTCCATTAATCTTTTTATGTCTATTTGTTTTACGCATATAATATAAATATATATTTTTATCTTGGATTAACTCGACTATTAGATTTGGTTACATAATTATAAATCACAAGCATTATACCCATAGTAATAATAATAATTATTATAATTTCTGGCATTTTATTAGATTTACTATTTATTTATACAGTGTCTAAATATGAAACAATGAATTCAATTTTTTATATGAACACGTAAGTTTATATGGACGAACCCATAACAGGTCTTTCCTTAATTTCTTCATTATCAGAACCAATAGTTTCAATATTATCATTATTAATAAGAGTTTCTTTAAATTCCATTTGGGGTAATGGTTCTGGTTCATTATTAGGAATCAAAATATCTGGTATATCTTGATTATACGGTTGATCATCGACAACATAATTAATATTAGTATTATTTGTTAGTTCATCTATTGAAGTAGTCTCATTCTTCTTTTGTAAATGTTTAATGTCTATTTGCTTGGCTATTTTTCGTTCCACATTTTGGTTTTGTAAAGCATACATAAATATTTTAGGGCTTATAGCAATATTATTCATATATGTTCTATATTTAAAACAACTAACACTAGTATCAGCTTCAAATTTAAATGTATACCACCAATATGCAGGAATATACAAAAATTTGCCAGGCGTCAATACAATTTCAAGACATTTAATCTTATCAAAGTCCGCTCTGAATTTGGCCTGTGGTTCCCAAGGATTAATCTGTGATTTAAATTCAAAATTCTCATAATCGTTAACAGGATATAAGTATTTACTACTTTTGGGTGGAGAAAGTTTTACTTTCATAGATCCCTGTGTTACAATATAATAATTGCGATAATTCAAATCATACCGAAAAGGTGTTTCAACATTAGTTGATCCCATTAATACATCATAATAACAGTTCGACACCAAATATGGTCGTAAATATTCGTCATTGTATGTCATATTTTTTATAGCGCCAGTTTCTGACAAAAAGTCAGAATTACCTTCACTGAAGTAGGCCGCATTCGTGTCCTCTTCGAACAATTTTGTGGCAACATGTAGGGGCAAAGGAACACACATATTGGAATCCGAGGTGTCTTTACTGTCGCGTATTTTTACTTCAAATACTGGATAGTTATCTAATAGTACCCGTTTGTTAGTTGTATTTATTATTTTAGCACCGTCATCGCTTTCAGGAAAATCAAATAGAACAGGTTGCCGTAAATCACAAATTTCCTCCATTTTATCTTTAGATGCCTGATCGACTTCAAAAATTTCTAAATCATTGCTGGTTTTAAAATGAAACTGAATATGTAAATAAAAAAATAATATTATACAAAATATGAAAAAAGCAATTATTATTTCTTTGAAACTGGTAAGCATTATTTTATAAGAAATAATAATTTAATTTGATTTTATTAACGAGTTATTTACTAGTTATTCACTAGTCATTCACTTGTTAGTCGGTTACTTTAGGAGCTATATAGAATGCAACTTTACTATCATCTCCTAAATTATATTTTAATGCCATAGGATATTCGCTACTTAATGAAACATCTATTGTGGCACCCAATTTCATAGAACAACACATCTTACATAAATGACTTAGACTAAATGAAACATTTAATTCGTCTCCCTCAGCGATGGCATATTCGTTTAAATCATCTATAGGTATATTTACTTTTAATTTTGCTGAATCGCCACTAGCGTTTAGTTCAAGCACTTCTTCATTACATTTTATATTTAAATTTTGCCCAAACGTATTAAGCTCAGACAATACTTCCGATAACTTTTTTGAATCAATAGTAAAATCAACATCATAGTCGACATTAGGAATTCCTATACTATCTTCTTCGACTTCAATTAAATTCAATTCAAAAAAGTGATCAAATGAACCCTTCTTTTCCTTGGAATTCAAAAAATTAATAAATAATTTATCTGGTTCGGCTTCGTTTTCAAATTTTAACTCAACTGAGTCGTGCTTTAAAGCATAATTCATTAAAACAGAAAAATGGCTAGAATCGACTGCAATCTTATTATTAATATCACAATCATAAAACGAAAACCATTTTCCTTGGATCTCAATATCTGCTAGACAAATATGGGATTTATCCATAGATTGAATATATAGTTTATCAGGTTCAAAGTGCATACTTATATGAGAACTCCAATTTTTTAGAAGCTGAAAAATAGCTACAAAAATCTCTTGTTTTGATTTATTTTCAATTGTTAAACGCATTGATATATTATTTAATAAGGTTGTATTTAATATCTTTTGTCAAAAGTTTACTTAATCAAAAGTTTACTTAATTACAAGTTATTTCGCCGAAATTAACTGTATCTTTTGTTGCGTATCTTTATCAATAAATCGAGATACAATATTATATATCTTCGCAAAAACAAACGGAGCATTATAAATATAACATTTTTCCAGTTTATTAGGATATTTATCCTTTAAAACAGTAGACAATTGTTGTATAAATTGTCCATGTTTATCTATTTCTAAAACTGTCAAGCTTTTTAAATTAATATATGAACAAAAAGTAGATTTATGGTTTAATACATTATCAATTTTCATTATTAGATAATTTAAAAGAGTATTATATGTATCTTTTGTGGCACATATTTTAAAATATTTATAATCAATAATTACCGAATTATTTTGGATATTACATAAACCTTCAAAAATAAACTGCCATTCTTTTTTTTGTATTTTAGAAAGTATAATTTCAGAAGAACTACTATCAAAAATTGGTATGAATATTTCCATTTACTTAATTATATTATAATGTTTACATTTGTTTAACTAATTTGTAAATATTATAATTACCTTGTTCAAATTAGTATTATTTTTTCATCGGTACCAGTATCAATAAATGGTTTTATAATACTTAATAGTAATGTAAATATACCAGGGGCATTACAAAGATAACATTTGTTTAAACGATTTGGATATTTTTCTACTAATTTTTTAGACAATTTTTCTATGTAGTATAGGTGCTTAAAAACTTCAAACACCGACAAATCATTTAAATTACCATATACAAAAAATGTTTTATGAATAGATAATATAATATCTATTTTTTCTATAATATCGTTTATTATCATATCATAATTGTCGAAATTAGCAAAATGCTGAAAATAAGCATAATCTAAAACAAGTGTTTGACAATTAATATAACATAAATTGTTCAAAATATAATCAGTGTCTCCATCTTGTATTTTTAAAATTATAGAATCATAATCATATTTTCCAAATGTTGGGATGAAATATTCTGTAGACATTTATGTATTTATGTATTTATTAGATATTATAAACACATAAAATATTTTAATTGGATTTAACTATGAACTAATTACCTAAATTCATTTCACTTTCGATCAATTCCTTTAAGTTAGTCCCAACTATCTCATTTTGTTCATTATCATCATTCAAATCAGTTAATTTAGTTGTTTCTCCAAAATCGGTTTCAAACCCTTCTGGCATATTTGCGGAAATATCCATTATTTTTTGAGCGTTATCCATTGTTAAATTTTGAAGAGCAGTCAATAACTCTTTGGTCTCTGATAATTCATTCTTTAATGCGTCTACTTGAAATTTTAAATCTTTGCTTTCCTTAACAAATGTAGTAGTTGCGCTCTTTGTCTGAACAACCGTTTGCTTAACGGTTTCAAACTGTTGTTTTAATAAATTCATTTCTGGTCCAGAAGCGGAACCAGCAGAAGATCCAGATCTTTTCTCAAGAGATTCTAATCTACTAGTAATTGACTGTAATACATTCTTATCAATTAATACCATATCTTGACCATCCATTGGTACACTTTGTTGTTGAGGACCTCCTTCCTGTAAACCTGAAAAATTAATAAGCTTTGTTTCCACAGCTCCTAATCTTAAAGTGATTAACGTAATAGCTTGGGCAATTGTCATTTTACTAACACTAGATAAGCTATCAGCTGAGGGTCTTTGTTGCATTTGTTGTTTTTGTTGCATTTCTGCTTGCTGACCGGCTAAACGTCCAATAGGCATATTAGGGCCTTGTCCGGGTCTAGCTTGATTTGAAAACAGTTGGGCAGAATTAATAGATGGCTGAGGTCCTCGTCCTGGAATACCAGGTTCACTAGTGGGGCCGGCTCTTCTTCTTTGTGCTGCTTGAACAGATCGATTTGCGCTCATTGATATTTATTATATATAATTTGTTTCTAAATTATTTACGCAACAACCTTATTTAATAATATTATAATTACCTTAATTTAAAATTATTAATGTTTTCTATT